CTCACCCATGACTTTACATATACGATTGTACAGATAAGGAATATCAAAGAACTGAACATTCCAACCAGTCAGAATATCTGGCGCAACTGCTTCCCACAAATCAAGAAACAAACGACACATTTCATATTCGTCATTGCATTTGGTGTATTCAACATTATCATATGCACTTGGGTCAAAGTCACCACAACCAAGAACGTGATACTTACCTTTTGCTTTGAATGTGATTGCAGTCAGTTGTTCTTCTGCTTTGTCTGGGTCTGGGAAACCGTTCTCAGAACCAACCTCAATATCAATGTTTGCAATAACAAGACGAGATTTATCATATTCAATTGTACCACGATATTCATCAGAGATATAACAATATGTGTAGTTCTGATACCCGTAGATATCGAAACCCTCTACATCTTTATATTGCTTAACCCAGTCACGGGTATCTCTAATACCACCAGGTTGAATAGGTGCGACATACTTGCCATCAAGTGTCGTATGTTTGGTAGGTTTCTTTGAAGGTATGAACAGCGTTGGTCGATATGGCAAGCGATATGATTTACGCTCACCTCTATCGTATTCTCTCACAAGAAGATTGTCGCCTACTACCTGTACGTTAGTATAAAATCTCATTATTTATAATTCTCACAGTCTTATTTCGAAGTGTTTCATCTACCTGCACTTGGCATGATAAGCGACTATTATACTCCACATTGTCTGCAATGTCAAGGGTAAACCTCTCATCATCTGATGGTTCTTCGATTTGGGGATGTACTTTAACGTGACATGTACCACAGATATTCTCGCCACCACAGTCACCAACGATGCCGAGAGCAAGCATAAGGTTAGTCCCTATGCTTGCCTCTGTTTTTATAGTTTCACCATGTTTAATAATATAGAAAGGAATCATATCATACAATAAGTTCTTGCTTTGGTGGAGTAATAATACCACTACCAAAGTTAGTGTTGTATTCTGCCAGAAGTTCTTCTACAGGTTCACCTTTAAATACGATATTCTCATTTCGAATAGATACACCATCACCTTCTTGTGTACCCTTAACATATGGCATCCAAGGCATGATTGCAATTCCACCTTTACCGTTCGGAAGCAAACATGCAATCTTACTATAGACACCTTCTTTTACTTGTTTCGCAACAAGTTCTTCACCTGTAGTCAGGCGTAGTAATACAACTCTATCACTCATAATATTTCCTTAATCAAATAGTTTATCAAATGTAGCAGGACCAGCAATACCATCTGCGGTTAGACCGTTTTGTGACTGCCACTTTTTAAGTATTGCTTCGGTTCCTGGACCAAAAATACCATCAGCACTAACACCTAGTGCTTCTTGCATCAGTTTCACACCGTCACCTTTAGCGCCTTTGCGTAGTACGCCGATATCATCTAGGATGTCCTGAATGTCATCATCGTCTGCCGCCAAGTCTTCTGCGTCCATACCTAGCACTTTCAATGCATTAGTATAACGCTTCTTGCGGTCGTCTAGTCCAATCGAACCGCCGTTAATTTTCTTTGTCATGCGTTTAACGTCATCGCCATCTGCAATATCGTTTAGATTGTTTGCATCCCAAAACCAACATGCACTTTCAATAGCACCTGCTGGAGTTGCAACATATTCTGCCGCTTCTTCTGCACTCATACCTACAGACTTACCAAAACGTGTATAGTTATCACGACCAGTAAGTTGCTTCAGACCACGACCACGAAAACGCCAACCATCACCTTCTTGTGTGTTGCCCATTTTGTATTTACGATATGTATCATTGTAAACACGGTTCGCAATCATTTCTGGATTTCGTGCATATTCATCTGCATCTGCTTTTGGCGCACTGCCAAAATAACGTCCAAAGACTGAACGCAATGCTTTTGAGGAATAGTTTAGATTTTCTTCTAGGCGTTTGAAGCCTGCACTTTCATGGGCGCACTGACTAAGAAAGTGTGCTACCCTGCGCTCTGTTGTAATCCCATACTTGGGTAACAGTTCGCATAACGCATCATACCAGTTGTCTGGGTTGTCAGAGATAATTTCTCCAAGATGCTCTTTTGTAAAATCGAATTCAAAACTCATTTGGTCTTGCCCTTTTTGCTAAAGTGAAGAAAGGGCAGTAACAACCACCCTTTCTATTATCATGTTAATTCAAAGAAATCTTTTTAGGCTTCTGCTCCTCTGGAACAAATTCCTCAAGCAGAATACAAAGCATGCCGTCAGTAAGTTCTGCACTTTTGACTTCTACATTGTCTGCGATTTTGAATTTATGATTGAACCCTCGTTTAGCAATTCCACGATGAATCCACTGAACCTTGTCAACATCATCTTCAAGAGGATTACCTGGTTGACCAGATACCTCAAGAGTGTTCTTAACAAGTTCAACGTCAATATCAGATTTACTAAAGCCTGCGACAGCCATTTCAATTAAGTATTGATTGCCTGTTCGACTAACGTTATAGGGTGGGTATGTTACTTTTTTGGTTCCTTGCTGAATTCGTGTAATATCATCAAACAGGGTTCCGATACCGTCCGCAAAGAACGGGTCTAATAGTCTTGTCATTTTTTTCTCCTTTTAATAAAAAGCAAGATTGTTAATTGTGTACCCTTACGGCGTACAACTTTATTTATACACCAGTTGACCCAAAACCACCATCTCGGTCAGTTTTTTGTGCTGGTGCATTTTGCAAAGGCATGATTGCGAAGTTTGGTTGATACAACAGTTCTGCTTGGCAGACACGTTCACCATTTTCAATACTCACCTGTACATCAGAGATATTTGTAATCATGGCAAACACTGGGTCAACGTAATCTTCATCAATTACACCTTCAGCATTCGCAAGGACAAGTCCTCGCTTCAGCGATAAACCAGACCGTGCATGTAAGCGTACACTACACTGATTTGGAATATCGAAGATTAGTCCTGTCGGTACTAGATATCTAGCACCAGGAAAGATTGTCAGTTTTCCGTTCTCAGGAAACACTGACATTTTAATATTGGTTGCAGTATGGCATTTGACTTCTGTATCGGCAGGAATATAAGCATGTAAATCGAAACATGCACTGCCCGATGTTGCAACTACGGGGTCTAAAACATCATCATTCATTTTATAGTAGCCAAGCGGCTGTGGCACAGTCAATTGCATAATTTAAGATACCTTCTTTTTTCCAATATTATATTTTGCGACTAGTTCCCATTCGTTTCTGTCTTTATGGGGAAGAATTTTTATTTGTGATAGGGGTGCAATAGGTTCTGCAATTTTCTCATCTTCAACAACAGAAATCAATTTCCATTCGACAAGAAGGTTTACAATCGTATTGCGTCTTGCAATATCGCCTTCTGCAAAATTACTAGGCTTGCCATCTAGTCCAAACAATTCTTTGAAGTGTACGATATAGTATCGACCCTTCTTATGTAAGATATGACAAGACTGATATAGTTTCTTGTCTTTCCTAGATGCAACACCAATCCTTGTTAGCGTTTCTCGCACTTTGAGAAAGTCATCTTCTTTCTCCAACTTCACCTCAATTAGGTCTTCAACTGCTACGTTCATTTCATCAATCCACCTTTACTTAATTTATTCTTAATTTCATTAATATGTTCATTAGTTAGAATTTTCGCCGCTTCTTCAGCCTTTGCACGACTATAACCGTAGAACTCCTGTATCATAGACAACTCATCGTTTTTCTCTGGTTTAATCCATTTAGAAAAACGTTTACGCTTTCTAATAGTATTTAGCAGGAATTCATATTGTAGAATTTTGTCTGCACCAGAACGAAAGTTCATCTCATTCGCCATACCGATAGTATCTTCAAAGTAAGACAGTGAACGATTAGTCAGAAATGGTTCATAACCTTTTTCTGCAAGTTCATCATTCTCTGTATTTCTCATCATATTGGTCTTTGTGACATTGATACTATTCACATAATCAAACGGACTACTCATTATATATGCTCCTAGTTAAACTCACATTCAACCATGATTTCGGTTAGACATGCTACAAGATTAATTTCTTGGTCAGAAACAAAAGCAGATTTGTATTGATAATCTGCAAGGGTTACGACCAACTGTGGGATTGAACGTGATGCAACATGCGTTGATGCACCATCATACAGTTTACGAAACAATTGGGCAGGGTCATTGTCAAGGTTCAATGCTACCCATTTGCGGACCTCTTTGAAGTTTTTAGATTTCAAATCACGCACAAGGTCTTTGAAGTTTGCATCACTCGATACCTGCAAGATACCTTCGTCAATAGTACCACTTGCACCATAACGCTGTAATTCATTTAGAATACGGCGATTGTCTGGGAAGTGTCGATTGATTAGTTCAGCAACAACCTTTTCGTTTGCTTGCACCTCTTCTGTTTGAAGAACATTCAAAACACGCTTGAAGAATTGACCTGCTAGTTTAGGTTTCTCTGCATTACCGATTTTAAAATCAATAACAGAACACCGACTATGCAAGGGTGCAATGATACGGTTCTTGAAGTTGCAGGTGAGAATGAAAGAACAGTTCTTTGAGAACTCTTCAATAAACCCACGCAATGCAGGTTGAGTAGACTGTGGATTGAGATAGTCTGCCTCATCAAGAATTACGACTTTACGATTACCGCCAAGCGAGACAGTAGAAGCAAAGTTTTTGATATCGTTGCGGAGTGTATCAATACCACCATTCATAGAACCGTTGATAACGATATAATCCGCACCGATTTGTTCACACAAAGCACGGGCAACTGTAGTCTTACCTGTACCTTGTGTGCCTGACAATAGAAGGTTTGGTAACTCTTCATTGTCAACAAACTCCTGAAAAGTCTTCTTCAGACCAGCAGGAAGAATAGTATCTTCAATTTTATTTGGGCGATACTTTTCAACCCAAAGAAATTCATCACGCATATTTCACCTCATAATATAGATAATTTAATTTAAGCAACGTAGGTTGAAGCAGATTCCGTAGTGATAAAGTAAGTGACTTTACTACCAGTCCATCGGCTGATACCCTTTGAGGTGATTTCAACTTGATAGTCACCAGAAATCATTTTCAGATTTTCTGTTCGGAATATCATGTTGAAAGTACCAGTTGCCTCAGCATCAACCTCAACATCAAACGTATTCGAAGTAGAGTTTTTACTGTCATAGGCTGTCAATGTAATGTTACCACCATTACCGACAACAGCAACTTCTGGCGCTTGCAGAATAGATGCCGCTCTTAGAACCTCAGCAATTTGTGCTTGAGATACTTTGAAAGAAATTTCTGCACTCTCTAATAGAGGTGAAAGGTCTTTATCTGGAGGTGTGACAATCATTGTTTTGTCGGTGTAATAGTATGTTGATTTGTTCTTACCTGAAGAAACAACAACAGAGTTTTCACCAAACTCAAAATCTGGGTTTTCAAACAACGAGATTGTTGCAATAAATTGGTTCAAGTCATAAATTGCAAATGGAGTATCAAAGGATTCTGAGACATTTGCTTCTGCCAGAATATTCTTTTGACTGCTCACAGTTCGTAGCGTATCACCATCAACGGCAATGCCAGTATTGATAGTAGAAAAGTTCTTCAATACGCTCAAGGTATCATTACTAATTTTCATTCGGTTTCTCCATTTAATATATTATCAGCATTTGCTAGTGTCATATGTATCCACTTAGCACATTCTTTTGCGGTCATTGCATGTTCATCAACAGCAGGCATTCTATCATCTTGACCAATACCTCTAATCACAGATGCACTAAGCATCATTGCAGAGGACATAATCAAGGCAACATGGGGTAGACCACTACCACCTTCGCCGTCATCGTAATTACGACCACGTTCGAAATCTTCAATATGTCTTTTCAGACTGTCAATCATTTGCTGGTAGGGCAGACCCTTTTCCCAGTTTCGATTATCGTATTTGTTTGCACCATATTCAAGTGCCGCGGCACCAGCCGCTAACGCCTCTAAAGGCAACTGTCGAAAGTAAGGAACACCAATCGCTTCTCGCATTGCGCCAGTCTCTGATGTTTTCCAATTTTTTGTCATCTCATCTCCTTAAATAATATAGCCATAATAACAGGTAAAGGGAGGAATGTCAAGTGACAAACCCCCCTTGCGCCGCCCTCCGAATTAGAATGGTGCATAATCGTCTTTTGTTTCAGGCGCAGTCTCGCCTTCTTCGGTTGTTGAAACAATCGCCTCAGCATCTACTTTGGTGTAGAGGTCTAGGAATGAAGTTTTGGTTTCTTCATCAAAGCGGTTCACACAAAGTTCAATTGCTTTCATCTTCTCACCGAAGATAGCGTAGGCTTGGGCAATGTGAACCAGACGGCGAGTGGCGATAATCTCATCAACACCACCTTCGTAAAATGTTTTACGAATGATATCTGCCCAGTCAACCAACTTGCCGATGAACCCGTCATCTTCAATCTTCAGAGACTTGAACACTTTGCCGAGAATTTTTTTCTCAACTGAGGTGCTTGCATACTCTTGCTCAACAGTAATTGGGAAACGCTCAAGGAACGCTTCATCAAGGATTTGAGCGGCGATGAAACGACCGTCATCAGAACCTTTACCTTTAGTGTTAGCAGTGGCAACAACGTTGAAACCAGGTGCTGGTTCAACAATCTCACCAGTCTTTTTGTTGATGTAAGGCTTGCCTTCCATGATTGCTTGAATTGCAAGCAACTTGTTAGAACCACGGTCAATCTCATCAAGAACAAGAACAGCACCACGGCGCATCGCATTCAGAACAGGACCTTCACGATAGACAACGTTACCGTTGACTAGTGTATTGCCACCAATCAAATCATCTTCATCAGTCTCAATTGAAACAGACACTTTAATCATCTCACGGTTTGAAGCCGCACAAGCCTGTTCGACCATGAACGTTTTACCGTTACCAGATAGACCAGTCACCATGACAGGATAGAACATTTTAGAAACAAGAATGTTTTTCAAATCATTGAAGAACCCGAAAGGCACATAAAGCGCATCTTTGGCAGGGACAAAATTTTCTGAAATAGTCTGGGTCATAGTCACAGGTTTCATCGGGATGACTTGAGCAACAGCCATAGCAGGTGCTTCAACAGCAGGCGCTACAGTCTGAGCGGTGATAGCATCAGCGGTAGGCAGACGATACTGACCACGACCAATACGAAATTCAGGTTTAGTAAAAATAAAGCGTGGGCGCTTGGCACCCATCTCTTCGGCGAGGTCGCAAATTTCTTGCTTGGTCACAACAGGACCAAACTTTGCAACAGCGGCTTCAACGAAGGAATTCTGTTCAGTTGTCATTTTCATCATAATATAGCCTCATTAGAGTTTTCACAAATCGGGGAGAACACTTTCGCCCCATCAACATATACATTATAGGTGGTTTTGCCTAGAATGTCAAGGATTATTTTGGTTTATTTTGGTTTATTTCGTGGTTTTTTTGGTTTATGTGAGAAGTGACTATATCAAGCATCATTTTTGTCGCTTCGATTTGGTCTCGATTGCCATTTCTCACAGCCATCATATAGTTTTCTTGCGCCATTTTGATATCATTATCGGTAACATCAATCACGCCGCAATCTCCATCAGACGGTTTAGCAATACACGGTTTGCTGTTTTGCTCTTAGAGTTTTTCATAAACGCTGTTTTCAATCGTGCTTTTGAAGCACCAGCATCAACATCTAACCCAGTGTCAGTG